CGTATTACGACACCACGGGTGGCGGCATCAATGTTGCTTACGCCGAAGAGTTCACCCCGCTTACTTCCAGCAACGGGAAGTTCACCAACATCACGCTCGATGGCTTCCTCGCTGGGGCGCTGAGCAAGATTAGCAACAGCCTGATTAACAACTCGCAGTTCGACATCGTCTCCTTCGTGGTTGACCAGATGGGAGAGGACATCGCACGCTTCATCGAGCACGAGCTTCTTGTTGGCACGAGCAACAAGGTTACAGGACTTTCCACGCTCACCAACTCCGTTACTGCTGCGGCGCAGACCGCAATCACTGCCGATGAGGTAGTGAAGCTGAAGGACTCCATAAAGGACGTCTACCAGAACAACGCGATTTGGATTATGTCCCCTGCTACCCGCACGGCGCTCCGACTCCTTAAGGGCACCGATGGCCATTACCTGCTTCAGGACGACATCACGTCCCCGTTCGGAACCGTGCTGCTCGGCAAGCCGGTCTACGTGTCCGACAACATGCCGAACATGGCGAAGGGCGCCACTGCCATCTACTACGGCGATATGAGCGGCCTCGCAACAAAGTTCTCGGAGAACATCACGACTCAGGTCCTTCGCGAGAAGTACGTTGACGAGCATGCCACGGGCGTCATCTCATGGTTCGAGTTCGACTCGAAGGTTCAGGACGCCCAGAAGCTTGCAAAGCTTGTGATGGCGAATGCATAAGGCGCTCAAGTCCTTCAGCGGCGCAATCTCGATGCATGAGGGAGAGACGCGGGAGATTGAGGACGCCGACGTTGTGGCCGACCTGCTGATGGCTGGATACATCGAAGAGGTCAAGAAAGCGGGTACTCGCGGCAGGAGCGTCAAGAAGTCTGGGGACGAGAATCCCCAAGAGTGAGGGGGATTAGATGAACCAGATTACGAAAGTCTCGGATGTCACCTCTGCTGACCTTGCAGCATCCCTCAGGGTCTGCGAGGTGACTCCGTATGAGGACGGATACCTCAGCACTCTGATTGGCGCTGCGACGGCCTACATGTGCAAGTACACGGGACTCACGACCGCACAGCTTGACGAGTCTCAGGACTTCGTCCCGGTGCTTTTGGTGCTGTGCCAAGACATGTACGACAACCGAGCGTTGTACGTAGACTCCGCGAACGTAAACCGCATGGTGCAGAGCACGCTTGACATGCACTCGGTGAACCTCCTGCCTTCGGTGGTGAAGCAAGATGATTAACGCGGGGAAGTACGACCACCGCATCCAAATCGTCAATCCGAAGGTGTCGCACGACGCGGATGGTTTCCCTACCACGGTTGACGAGCCTGTCTTGGAAGCCTACGCGAGCGTGAGAACGACGAGCGGCTACACGCTCATAAAGAGCGGCACGAGCTTCGAAGCGGCAACGACGAATTTCACGATCCGCTACCCGCCGACCACCAAAATCGACCGAGACATGGTGGTTCTTTTTGACGGAAGGCGCTACGAGATTCAGTACCTGAACAACATCGACTACGCCAACGTAGAATTGGAAATGCAGTGCAGGGAGGTGACGCATTGATGGCGAAATTCGAGGCAGACCTTCCAACCGACCTAATCAAGACTTTCGATGAGCTTAACGTAGAAACCCAGAAGATGCTTGAAGAGATGACGCAGGAAGGAGCCAAGACAGTCCTCGCGAATGTCAAGGCAAACGTTCCAGCGAGCTTCCACAACTCCGGCATCATGAGTTGCCTGAAGATTACGCGACCGTACTACACTCCGTCAGACGGTGGGCGGAACACCAAGGTCGCGTTCTACGGGTACTTCATGAACCACAACGGCAAGAAGTCATACAAGACGCCAGCGCCGCTGGTGTGCAACCTCTTCGAGTACGGGCGCAGCAACTCTCCGTACCCAAGGCAACCGTTCATGAGGAAGAGCTTCAAGAAAGGCCAAATCGAAGCGGCAATGATGAAGGTTCAAGACCGCTACATCAAGGGTGATTAGGATGAACGCGGAAATAGAGAGCCTTTTCAGCGGATTCGCAGTTGACGGCGTTTCAATCCCCGTGAGGTTCATGTTCTACGACGGCCACGGGGAGCCTTACATCATCTACTCGCGCGAGTACGACGATGATTCGTACTCTGGCGATGATTCATTGCTGGGGTACGTGACCTACTACGACTTCGACGTGTACAGCAAGGTCAATTACACTGCAATCGTTGAAGCGGTCAAGAATGTTCTCGAAGATGCTGGATGGACTTGGCAACCGTCACGCTCTTCTGGGGACATGTACGAGAGCGACACTGGATACTTTCACGTGACGCTAAGTTTTGCAAAGGAAAGAGGGGTTTAGCATGGCAAAGATTGGACTTACAAATCTCTGGTGGGGCAAGCTCACCGAGAGTTCGGACGGCACTCCGTCCTATGACGGCGCGAAGACATTCGGCAAGGCCGTCTCGACCAAGGTTGACGTCACCAACAACGACGCCACATTGTACGCCGAGGACGCTCTTGCGGAGTCAGACAAGACCTTCAACTCCGCGAAGGTCACTCTCGGAGTAGCGGACGATGATGATACCATCTTCGCGCCCATCCTCGGCCACACCGTCAAGGAAGCATCCGAGGGCAAGGGTGAGATGGTGCGCAACGCGAACGACGCAGCCCCATACATCGGCCTCGGTCGCGTAATCACCAAGATGGTCAACGGCGTTCTGAAGTACAAGGGCGAGTTTTTGTACAAGGTGAAGTTCTCCGAGCCGTCGCAGGATGACCAGACCAAGGGCGAGAAGGTTGACTTCAAGACGCCCGAAATCGAGGGCACGGCATCCAGCCTCGCGAACGGAGATTGGTCTGCGGCGCAGACGTTCGACACCAAGGACGCAGCCGTCTCTTGGGTGAAGGACAAGCTCAAGGCGACACCGGGCGCGTAGCAGATGGCTCGCGCCTAAAGATGCGGGATAATGGGTCATGGGTCAGACAGGCCCATGACCCATTTATATAATGGAGGAAAACGAATGAAGAGTGCAGCACAGGAAATCGAGTACAAGGGCAAGACCTACAAGCTCGTGTTCGACTTGAACGTGATGGAAGCAATTCAGGACGAGTACGGCAGCATCGAGGCGTGGGGGAAGCTCACCGAGCCTGAAGACGGAGAGCCTAACATCAAGGCTCTCGTTTTCGGAGTCACGGAGATGATTAACGAGGGCATAGACATCTCCAACGACGAGGACGGCACCGATGAGAAGCCGCTGACTCACAGGAAGGTTGCAAGGATTCTAACCGAGGTCGGTCTTGAGTCAGTTGCAGACAAGATGCAGAAGAGTGTCATCGACTCTACAGAGGATGACTCAAAAAACGAATAATCCACGACGAAGACGTGATTTTTGATTACGACCCGTCCATCAACTTCGCGTGGTACTACTTCATGGGACGGACGAGGCTGGGGCTTTCGTCAGACAAAGACGTCGGGAGACTCACGCTCAGACGCTTTCGTGATCTGTATCAGGCATACAAGGACACATTCGACATCGAGACGCAGCTACGTGCGAGCGGTTCGACGTATGCCAAGCTGGAAGCGAAGGCCGAGAGCGACGAGGAATGGTTCTAGTGTTTCATGTGAAACATGGAGGTGATTGGAAATGGCAAGTTTTGGTGGCGCGGTAAAGTTAACGGGTGAATCTGCCTACCGCGCGGCTCTGAGAAACATCACGCAGAACCTCCGGGAGGTCTCGTCGGAGATGAAGCTCGTAGCGTCGCAGTACGACAAGGGCGACACGAGCACCGAGGCGCTTAGCGCGAAGTCGGAGGTCCTCAACAAGAAGCTGGAGCAGCAGAAGAGCAAGCTCGCGACGCTTCAGGCGCAATACGGAAAGATGTCCGAGGCGTACCAGACGAACGCGCAGAAGCACGAGAAGCTGGTGCAGTCCTACGAGCAGGAGAAGGAGAAGCTCGAACGCATCGGGCAGGAGCTTGGCGAGACCTCTCCTGAGTATCAGAAGCAGAAGGACGTCGTAGCTAAGCTGAGCAAGGAGGTAGAAAGCAGCTCCAAGGCTCAGGAAGCCAACGCCAACACGATGTCTAGGATGCGCACGCAAATCAACAATGCCGCGACGGACATCAACAAGACGAAAAGCGAAATCAGCGGGCTTGACTCCCAGATGGACAAGGCGTCGGCATCAGCCGATGACCTTGGGAAATCCATGGGAGACACCAAGGGTGGGGCAGACAAGCTCGGCAATGCCGTCGAGGACGCAGGGAAAAAGGCAGAGAATGCTGGAAATGGCGGCTTCACGGTCCTCAAGGGTGCTCTTGCAAATCTCGCTGGCAATGTCATCCAGTCGGCGATAAGCGGGATTCAGAATCTTGCAGGAGAAGCAATCAGCAGCAGCGACTCGCTGAAGAAGTTCGAGTCAACCATGAGCTTCGCGGGCTATGATGATTCGCAGATTCAGACGGCACGAGACGCGATGAAGGACTACGCAGACAAGACCGTCTACGACCTTGAGACCATCTCGAACACGACCGCACAGCTCGCAGCCAACGGCATTCAGGATTACACGGGACTGACAGAGGCAGCGGGAAACCTCAACGCAGTTGCTGGCGGAAACGCCGATACCTTCCAGTCGGTGGCGATGGTGCTC